GAAAAAGATCTATATCAAATTTAAAAGTTGTGAGTTCATTCCGAACCGCACTTAGGACACTTGCCCCACCATGCCGTCACCGCATGGATTTGTTTGTTTTACACCGTCTACGTATCAGCAGCAGGTGGATCAAAATAAGCATAAAACACTGGCGCTCCTAAAAAGAACGACAGCGTAAAATCCTCACCGGTTGAACAATACATTGCCATACCAGCTAAATCAGTAGCACCATAATTACCTATGCAGGATAATGTGTGTGCTCCCATTAGCTTGGTCTGTGGAAAGCTAGTGATTCGCTTAGCTGGGTGAAAGCGAGCAAAATCATAAAACGGCAATTCGTATTCTAAATTGGGATTGTACCTAGAAAAGGTAGCATGAGAACCAGTTAATGAAGAATCAACATTATCAATATATTGCTGCGTTCTTTCACCAATAGTGGTATCACCAGTATAAAATAGTGGAGTACTTTGTATATTAAATCCGCTGTACCTTCCACTTGGAATACGAGAAACCGTACCTTGAGCCAATTGAGCTGAGGTATGATTCATCATTGCTTTCCAACGTAAGCCACCTCGGCGGGCACCGAAGGCGGGCGTTAAATAATTTAGCAATGTTGTACGGGCATATGTGTATGATTCATTAGTCAAAGTAGAATAAAAACCATCCGGATCATAACCTCTATAATATGGAAAATCCATTAAACGAACCGAAAAATATTGCGGTCCGTTGCTAACTGGCACATAAGTAGTATGATAATTATACCGCTTAAGTACCTGTCGGAAAGAGGTAACCGGATCAGCAAAGAAAACATCTAAAGTTTTGTCGCTGTCCGATAACTTGGGTGCTATTGTATGTTGTACGGGAATATCCATAGGTTTATCCTCGTCTTCATTCATATCACCATCCGGGTGTTTCATAGGGTGATCTACTTGATTCATTTCATCACCTGACTGCATTTCTAACTGTGCTGACTGAGGAACCAAAGGCTCAGGAAAAACAGAGTATAATGCTATATTATCAGGTGTTGGTTCAACGACCTCAAAATCATCACACATGGCGACATAAACATTAATCGAAATATCATTGTTTATATCGCTGTTAGGAGTGGTTAACTCATTGACAACATATACTGATATGTAACCATTAAAATCACGATTTAATACACTGGGCACTGTAATAGGAGTACTTGTCGAATATGGCAAATCAACTGAAACAGTGGGGCTAGTATTACAAAAAGGAGTGGGCTGACCCCATCCAATATCTACAGAGAAATCTCTCTGCTTAGCTAAATCTACAATATGTGTAAAATTCGTGTTATATTCATTGCTCAATGGAGCAAATGGTTCATAAACAACCTTTAACCTGCCCTTATGGTATGCCGAAGCTACGATTTGAAACCGAAACTTCATAGTACCTCGCCACTTATTAAATGGTAAGGCGGCAAATGCACAAGCAGGCAAATGGTATTCAGTATTATCATCAATAACTATTTCATCCCAGACAATTGGTGTTACCTTAGAGGTAAATAACAAATCTTCTGGAGAACTGGCAACAGTCCACGGGAATTGTACATAATACGACTCCCGCATAGCTATTGATTTAAGCGTCATTTCATCATCACCTCCTAAGCCCATTGTTCTGGAATCTACAGTCAACTCTTGCTTAGGATCAAGAGTCAACTTGATGGCTGAATCCTCAGACATAGCATTAGCTATATTTCCGAAGAAATTGGGAATAAACTTTCTTGGGACCGTCAAATCGATAGGTCTAGCATACCCGAATAATTGTGCCATTGCCGAAGTAGCAGTAGCACCAATCTGAGCAGCTTTAGCATAAGCCCCAATTATGGGTGCTGATGACAAAGTTCCCGCAGCGCGTGCTAAAATTCCCATAGGTCTAGATACAGGACCATCTCCATATTCGTCACCACTTTGTGGTAACAAATTGTCCTGTTCAACACTAGTAGGAATAGACAACACGACATCTTCAGCCCATGCAAATACACTTACTGTAACTGCATCGAGCGCCCCATTGGCATGTTTCAAATCATTTATTCCATGAATAACAATTTCCCCCATATCCGACCACTCAGTCTGAGGAATATTCAAGGAATTATAAAACCAAAAGAAAGGTAACAATAAATCA